AGTTAAGAAGGGAGCAGATAGTATTATGTTTGGAATTAACTTGCTTAAAGGCTACTCAATTAACGTACATTCGTCAAGTAAAAACTTAATAAAAGAATTAGAGCAGTATAAATGGAAGGTAGACAGAAACGGAGATAGTTTAAACGTTCCGATAGATGGCTATAATCACGCAATAGACGCTCTCAGGTATTTAATAATGCATAAATTCAGTAAGAAAGGTTATGGAACATACAAAGTTATCTAAGATGACGGTCGGGCAATACCAGCTAATTAACGAGATAGATAGCACTCTCCCCGTAATGGAGCAGAATATCTACGCAGTAGCAGCGATAAAAGATATTACCTACGAGGAGGCAAGCAAGGTTAAACTAAAAGACTTCGGCTTAATGATGGCAGAGCTAGGAGAGTTTAACATTAAGCAACTAGAGAAGCTGAAAATTAATAGCAAGGTAATTCTCGACGGCAGAGTTTACCACTTAGAGCATAAACCCGAGAAGCTAACAAGCGGTCAGCTATTGGATATAATCAATATTAGGAGCAAGTACCAGGGAGAAGGTGTTAAGGTTATGGATTTACTCTTAGCAGCTATAAGCAAGCCCGAGGGCAAGAACTACGGAGATGATAACCTCAGCTTAAACGAGCGAGCTGCTTTGATCAGGGGTACAGAATTAGACAAGGTTTGGAATATCTTTGTTTTTTTTTGGAATCTTTGGAACGATTACTTGAGCAATACAGAGGACTCTTTGAGCAAGTGGATGAGGGACACTCTGAAGATGACTCGGGAGATTTTGGGCAACGATGGGGACTATTCAGCATAATAGAAGCAATGTCTAAACTCCATAACATAAGCATAGAGCAGACCACTAAACTAGGGGCGATAGAGTTCCTTAATTGGTGGGCTTATATGGTAGAGAAAGCTAACTACGAGAAACAGAAATGACAAAAGAGCAAGAGTTATTATTTAAGTACTTATTAGTCTACTGGCAAAAGCTAATAGATGGGTTTAGGCTTGAGTTAGAAAGAGCCTACCCTTTATCTTCAGGGCTTACCGCCGCAACTATTGACGAGGGTAACGCTACGCCTATAACTATAACCTCTAACGGATATAAGGTTACAATAGTAATGCCTTCCTATTACGAGTATTTAGACGAGGGAGTAAGCGGAGCTAAATACAATACTAACCGCTCTCGATTTAAGTATACAAATAAGATGCCTCCTATAAGTGTTATTCGTAAGTTTATGCTTAATAGGGGTATTAATAGTTGGGAGGAGATAAAGTCTAAAAACCCTGGTCGTACTTACAAAAATACGAGGTCAGGTAAAAAACAAAGTGCTGAGGAGATAAGGCAGTCAATAGCTTTTGTAATTGCTAAAAGTATTTATAACAAAGGAACAGAAGGCTCAAACTTTTATACTAACGTAATTAACGATAAGTCTATACTTGCTTTTGAGGAGAAGCTAAAAGCGAGATTTGCTAATTATGTTATTGACGTAGTTAAAGTAAATTAAATGTGGCGAATGTGCCATAATTAATTATATTTGTAAAAGGTATAGGCGCACTAACTCCCTTTTTCAATAGAACGCAAAAATAGTCAGGTGGCGGAATGGCAGACGCTAAAACCTGTGCAGTTCTCTATAGTGATTAAATCCTTAAGCTAAACGTAATGGTGAGCTGATCTATAGAATGAAGCACTTAATAATTTACAGGTTCGAATCCTGTCCTTGACACTAAAAATAAGAACCGGAAAGTGAACCGGAGTACCAATACCATTATTCAGAATACTATTAATAAGAAGACGTATAAGGATAATATAGATAATAAAAAGAAGAAAGTAAAGAAGAATAAGAACAAGGTAATGGAACAACAGATCCTAACGATTAAACAGTATAAACAATAGAGAAGTATTATAAAAGCATACAAGTAAGAGGAATTATAGAATTAGTATTATAAAACAATACTATATAGAAAGTAATAAGAAACTGTATGATAATATAATAAAATAGAACATGGTAGGAGTAGGAAGTAATACTGGAAGTGTAGAAATAGAGGAGAAGTACTGTAGAATAATAGAGAGAAGATAGGATGGTGTGTGAAGTAAATAGAGATGGTACATATGGAAGGATTAGACGTGTTTAGGCTCGGGCCTGCCTCGTTGATACATCTTTCCGGAGAAAATAGGGAGACCCCTTTAAAACCCTTTGAGACAGGGGGATACGGTCGATTCGATCACTTACTATAGGGATTAGGTGAATCTTACAAGATTTGGTAGGATCTTACGATATCTTACGGCAGTAGCCGTCATCCGGCCATTTCTCTTATATAGAACAATTTATATCATATGAGAGTCTTTATTAATGGGGTGATGCTGGGGTTTACTATCCGGTTTGTTGTTTGCCTTTACCTTCTAGCAGTAGTTTTATATGCCATTTACCGGGGGAGTGGGCTTGCAAAAGTAAGGAACCGTGTTCTACATAGGGAGAATAGGGTTTGACTACAAAACGCCTATAGGATATTTTAAGGTAGACTGTGGGGAACCAGGCAAGTGAACACTGTTTAACATAGGGAGCTCGCTGTTGGAGGTGGGGGGAAAGTGAGGAGTTGGTAGAAAACGCCTATAGGATATTCCGGAAATACATAAGAAAAGGCTTGCTTGCTAACTCAGGAGTTCGTATCTTTAGGTATAAGATAGAAAGAATAAGAGTTATGACAATAATGCAAGAAACACATTTAAGATTAGCTAAGGAGTTAATTGAGATAAAGTACCTAATCAAGGTTGATAGTATCAGATTTGAGGATGGATCCGGCAGTAAGTTCCTAGTCACCGCTACAGGTAGTCCAAAGGAAGAGCGTTTTATACAGCTATGAGTAAGGCGAAGGATTTAATTAAGGAGCTAGGGAGTAAACAAGCTGCTACAGATACTCTAAGTAAGAGTGAGAATAACGATTGTGTAGTGAGAGCAGTTCAGCATGCCTTTGGGGTTGATTATGTAGATGCTCATCACTTCTGTGAGACTAAATTGAATCGAGTGAGCGGTCAAGGCACTTACGCTAATAGATATCTGGGGAAGGTTACTCAGGCATTCGGTAAAAGGATTAGTAAGATGGGTAGGGGAGGGAGACTTACACGGGCTAAGAAGACCAAGGTAGAGAAGTGGAGTAATGCTAAGCAGAAGTATACTATCAGACGTCAGACAGTTCAGGTCCGCTATCAGGTTAAGGAGTTCGTAAAGGAATTCAATCAAGGGAGTTATATTGTAGTGGTAAATGCTCACGCCTTCGCTTTAATAGATGGTAAGATTATAGGAAATCGAGAGGATGATAGGAGGTTAAATAGAGAGGTTTGGTCAGCATATAAGGTAAAATAAAAAAGAAAAGGCTTGTTCCGGAACTATTTAGTTCGTATCTTTAGGTATAATATATATTAAAATGATAACAATAAAAAGAGAGATGGATTACGATTCATTCGAGAATTTGATAGTAACCGCATTAGAGGGTGGTAGCAACTATTGGTATATGCTTGACCTCGACACTTCAACAGGGTTCATAAAGAAGTATGCAGATGACCCTAGACCTAAGTCTATTAGGATAGCAGATGCTTTGTATAACAACGAGGAGTCATCAGTAACCATATTGGACGCTGAGGACGAGGAAGAGACGCTAGGTACACTTACCTACCAATCAGTAAGAAAGACGCTAGAGAACTTCCCAAAAGACCATCAGTGGGCATTGGATAATGTACTTAACGGAGACTACGATGCTAATGACGCTGACGTGGTGTTCCAAGTTTTAGTAATGAATGACGTAGTGTATGGATAATATAAAAAACAGAGGAGGTAGCAGCTTAGGTTGCCTTCTCTTAGGTTTGTTCTTATATTAAAGTAAGATGGCAATTAAGATATCACACGAAGCACCCTTATCTATCTTTGATGAGGTACATAAAATGACAGACTACTCTTACTGTCTGGTACACTTAATGGATGAGATACCGGCATATAGAAAGAAGTTCTTAGACTTAAAAGACTTCGGTGAGGAGATCATATTAGATAATAGCATCTTTGAATTAGAGACAGCATTTAAAGGAGAGCATTTCTTTAAGTGGGTAAATAGATTGATGCCTGCATGGTATATCATTCCTGATGTACTGGAGGATTGTGATGGAACAATAAGACAGGCCGAGGAGTGGTTGTTTGAATATGGAGATAGAATACCTAAGGGAACTAAATCCATCGGAGTAGTACAAGGAAAGACACTAGAGGAAATAATAAGATGTTATCAGGCACTAGATAGATTAGGGGTAGATATGATAGCAATATCATTTGACTATTCTCTATATGAGAAGATGTTCCCTCACCCTAATCAAAAAGTGTCTTGGATGTTAGGCAGGGTGCAATTGCTAGGCATATTAATGAACATGTGTATAATCAATGTAGATAAACCTCATCATCTATTAGGGACCGGGTTACCGCAGGAAGGTCTTTACTATAAAGATTATGATTGGATATACTCTATGGATACTTCCAACCCGGTCGTACATGCTATCAAAGGCATTAAGTATAAGGAAGGACAAGGGTTATGGGCAAAGGAATCACAGAAACTCTTTGAAATGATCCTCTATCCGAGCATCGAGGTGGATAACGTCCTCTTAAAGCATAACATCGAGGAATTCCGCTCTTACTGGCAGGTATAGCTAAGGCACTAGGGTCACGGTAAGGCACGGCTACTGCCGCACTAGGTAGGTATACCGTACGTACTACGTATGTATCACACTATCAATACAAGTGTACTTAATATCACTATAGGTGTATCTGAGAGGTAAGGGGAGCCTACTCTACGAATATATTTCGGAAAAATTTTCGGGTAATAA